TAATTAATAAGATAATTGCTAAAAAATTGCCATGACTCAAAAAGACTTAATTTCCGATATTAGAAAGGAGCAAAAAGAATTCGCTTTACAATTTGATGTTTTTATGCGTAAGCAGGATTTATTTAATCAAAGAATGTCAAACATACTAGAGAATGATGCCGCTACAAATAAAAAAGGGCTAGTTGATAAGGTTGGGGATATTGATAATAGGGTTAATGATATAGAGGTGAAAAGCAAGATAACGGCAGGTAAATTAGCGATAGGTTTATTTTTGATCTCGTTAATTGGGGGTGTTGTTTGGAAGTTAATAAGCTATTTTGATTAAAAAAACAAAAAAATGAAAGACTATTTAGCATCACCAACTTGGTTTATTGAGTTAAGAGCAAATGATGTTACAGGCAATGGATGGTTTGGAGCGAGTCGAGGCTCTAGGGATCATGAAGGCGTTGATTATGTTACCACCCCTGGCGAAGAGATTTTTGCCTGTATAAAAGGGATTGTTAGAATTGGAAATGTTTATCAAGGGGCGACCAAAATGAAATTGATTGAGATTAAAAATAAGTTTGAAGTTCATCATTACAGAGTGAAACAAATGTATGTGAACCCAATCATAAAAAATGGTGAATATGTTGAGAAGAATCAGTTGATTGGTTACGCTCAGGATATTTCTGCTTACCATGGAGACAAGCGAATGAAAAACCATTGCCATATTTCTGTTTGGAAGAACGGATTGCTAACAGACCCAGAACCAATAATTAAGGAATTCTAATAACAAATGAAAACAATTTATCAAACATTAACGGTAATCACTCTTTTAATATTAATTTGGATTTTTCAAGACTGGATTAGAACTTTTACGATTACATCTCTAGGGGGGTATACAAAAAAGGAAACCGTAACAGTGATTGATACTAAATTTGTTAAGGGTAAGATAGATACGCTTGCTGTTTTTAATAATTACGTAGAAACGGCAGGGATTGTTTTAAACCCCGAAGCAAAAATAATTTATATGAGTACAGAAAAAGAGCCCTCGGTTATGGATAGCCTTAAAAAGTTTAAAGTAAAGGTTAGTGATAGTTTAATTGATGGAACAATTACTGTTAAAAATAAATTTAACGGGGATTTGTTTTTAGCTAGTTTTAACTACAAGCCTCTTTTTCCAAAATACATAACAAGAACAGATACCGTTTTTAAAAGCACCACGATAAGCGAAACGCTATCAAAGGAGAGATCGAAATTCGGAATAGGAACGGGTTACGACTGGATAGAGAAAGATATTCAATTACTATTTAGCTACACAGCTAAAAATGATTGGCAGTTTATTTACGAATACGAAACGGGTTTAACAAAAGAGTTTTTAACAGAAATACCAAAACGAGCAAATCATTCAATTAAAATAATAAAAAACTTTTAATGAAAGGAACAAAAAATTTTATCATACAACTAGATAAAGCATACAACGAAACTTTTAAAACAGAAGGAGGGCTTGAACTTTACGGGAATGTAGATTTTACTACCGAAAGACAATCAAACAGAATCGCCAAGGTTATGGGTGTGCCGCACTTATACAAGACAGATATTAAAGACGGCTACGAGGTTTTAATCGATGCCTCACCTATTTATAGACAAATATATGAAGGGTCTAAACAGTGGTATCAAAACGTGGTTAACGAGAAAGAGAATTTATTTTATTTATCTAAAGACATGATTATCTGCTACCGAGAAAATGACAAAAGCGAATGGGTAGGCTTTTTAGACAACTGTTTAGTTAAACCGATTATGGAAGAAGAGAAGGAGATTAAAACATCTCTTGTTTTACCTGAAACAGTAACAAGCAAAAAGTTCACAGGAAAAATAAGCATGACCTACGCAAATAGGGATTTAAAGGAGCTTGGAGTTGAAAACGGACAAACACTTCACATGAATCCATTAGGCGGTGTGAAGTACTGGTTTGAGGGAATTGAGTATTGGTGGGTTCGAACAAAAGACATTTTCGCAATTCAATTAGCATAAAATGAATAAAGAGAAGTCATTCCGTAAAGAAAAACTGCCTCAATATATTGAACACCTTAAAGGGGTTATATTAAAGGATTTAGACATAATGACTAAAGAGGTGATAGAGGATGATATTGATAGCGATAAGTTTTACAATCTTGTAAAAGCCAGAAGAATGGCTGCGGAAGATGCCGCTTTTTTATTCAGGAAAATAAATTTATTACTCAAAGACTTAGAGGGCATTGGCGGTGAAGAGATAAGCAGCTACTACAGAGAGAACATACCGTTGCTGATAGATTCTATAAAAGAAATGTACATTCTTGATCTAAATGTTTTGAATTTAGATAACGATGATACTGAGGCTATAAAACTACATAATCTTATAAAATCAAGGAAAGTTGCAGCAGAAGATTGTGAATGGGCTTTATTTAAAATTGAAGAGTTAGAATCGGAATTAAACACAAAGGAAGAGGACTTTAAGAATCAGAGTTGGGCTAAAAGAGCCGCGAAAAAGAACAGGTAAAAGGGGAAGTTTACTTTGAAATGAAATAGAAGTTAAACAAATGTTTAATGATATTTTATTTAGGAAATAAGGTCGAAAACAAATTGGATGAAAAAATCCGACTTGGAAAGAACAAGATAAAATCTTGGGAATACGGCTATGATTTAGATAACGATATAATTGTAATATCCAAGGATGGTACATTAGGCTCTATATTTAACATAAACGGGATCAACATAGGCTTGCCAGAGCCACCTTCTGACAGAAAAAAAATACTCAATTGGGATAAAACAGAAAAAAACCAACGATGGAAAAGAGAACCTTTACCTAGTGGTTTAACTGCTAAAACACAATACAATCAAGAACACGATGAATACATAACCGAAGAGATTCGGAGACGAAGAGAAGGCGTTTGGTTGTTTGTTAATAGTCAATTGGTTTACATGACTGGCGGTTCGTATTTCTTTTCGCAATGGAATAAGCTAGACGAGGGTTATCCAGATTTTAGAATTATACAAAACGAGTTATTTATATATTGGGAAGCGTGTAAGGCAGACCCAAGATGCTATGGTATTATTTACGGAAAAAACAGAAGATTTGGATGGTCTAGTATTTGTAATTCTGAAAACATAGATTCTGGAACTACAAATGAAAATAAAGAAATTGGTATCATATCCAAAACGGGGGAAGATGGTAGGAAGATGTTTTCCAGGCTAGTTAGAACATTCAAGAAATTACCTGCTTTTTTTCAACCAGTCTGGGATGGTACGACTACACCCAAAAAAGAATTATTACTAAGTGAGCCAAGCAGAAGAAAGAAGAGAGATGATGATGATGATGATGATTTTGATGAGGGGCTAGACACTTTAATAAAGTATCACTCCACTGTATTGAACGCAATGGATGGTGATAAGATATTTAGAAGTGCAATTGACGAGGCAGCTAAATTCCCCGCAGATGTTCCTTTCGACAATTATTGGCGAATTGTAAAAACTTCACACAGGCAAGGGAAACGTATAGTAGGCAAGGCGATGGTTGGTTCTACGGTAAACTCAAAGAAAAAAGGGGGTAGAGAATTTGAGATTGTTTATATGCAATCTGACCCTTTAATAAGAAACAAAAATAATCAAACAGCAAGTGGATTGTATAGTTTGTTTATTTCAGCAGAGTACGGATTAGAAGGGTATTATGACACGTATGGCTTTAGTATAGTGGAAGACCCAATTAAACCGATAAAAACTGATTTAAACGAGTACGTTGTGATCGGATCACGAACTCACCTAGATAACGAACTAGAAGCTTTAAAGATTGACCCAGATGCTTATAATGAGCAAAAGAGACAATTCCCAAGAAGCATCAAGGATATGTTTCGTGACGAGAGTGTAGATTGTGAATTCAACTTAAACAAAATACTAGAACAATCAGACCAAAACAAATACGAACTAGATGAAGTTTATAGTGGTTCAGAGACTTTAGGAAATAAAGATATTGAGAGGGGTAACTTTATTTGGAGAAACGGAGTTCAGGACACCGAGGTTATTTGGCAGCCAAATCCAGAAGGTAGATTTTGGATAAAAAAAGGATGCCACCCACCGCTAGAATATAGAAACAAAAAAGAGAAAAAGTTTAAAAACGGAATATTAGCGTTTGCACCTATAGGCGATCACATAGGCGCTTTTGGAGTTGACCCCTACAACCGTGATAAAAGTGCTGATGGGCGTGGCTCTATGGGGGCTATTCACCTAAGCACAACAACAAATACCTCTACCCTGCCCAATGATCAATTTATTTTAGAATACATAGCTAGAGCGAAAAAAGTAACCATATTTTTCGAGGAAGTATTAATGGCTATGGTGTACTATTCAATACCTATGCTTTCGGAATTATCTAATGAAGCCTTTTTACAATACGTTGTCGATAGAGGTTATAGGCACTACTCCTTAAATAATCCATTTAAGCCTTATTTGGCACTAAGTCATACTGAGAAAAAATTAGGAGGTGCGCCACCTCAAAATGCTAAAATAGCAGATCAGCAATTTTACGCAATCGAAAGTTATATCGAAGACCATGTAGGTGTGGCAAACGACAATAGATGTAGGAAAAAAGGTTTTATGGGAGAGATGCCTTTCTCCAGAACATTAGCGCAGTGGAAAGACGTTGACTTAACAGATAGAACAAAGTACGATGCTTATATCTCTAGTAGCCTAAGCAGGTTGGGATGCCAACGCAGAGTGCATAAAACAGAAACAGCAAATATTATTACTAGAAACCCATTTAAACAATACAATAACAAAGGACAAATATCAGAAGGAGCATGAAAAAAACAAAATACCCAGACCCATTAGCAAAATGGAACGAGAAAAAATCAGACAGTTATGGTTTAGCATTTGCAAAATCAATCGGAGGTGACTGGTTTAACGGAGGACTTATCACAGGAGATTGTAATTTCTCTTTAAGTAGCGGCAGAATTAAGCAAAACCGATTGTACGTAAGGGGAGAGAACTCTACCCAGGTTAGTAAAAGACTTTTTGAAAGAGAAGATGGGGATTTATCCATGGCTAACTTGGATTGGCGTATTTTAAATTCAATTCGCAAATTCTGTAGAGTTGTTAGTAACGGTATAAATGATAATGGATATAGCATAGATATAAGGTCAAGCGATGCGCTATCTCTTAAAATAAAAAAAGACCAAAGGGATAAGCAGTTGCAGAACATGAGAGCAAAACCATTGATGGAAATGGCTTCTAAAAGCTTAGGTATTGATTTAATGCCACAAGGGTTTGTGCCTAAAGATGAAGAGGAATTAAATATATATGAGCAGCTAAAGGAAAAAGATGTTATTGAAATTTCCGAGGAAATAATTATTAAATATATTAAAGAAACAAATAATTGGAGCAATATAGAGAAGGAGAAGAATAAAGATTTAACCGATAACGGAATTGCGGGAGTTCGAATATACACTTGCCCTAATGATGGTGTGAAAATTCAGTTTCTAGATATTGAGCAATTGGTTTTCAGCAATGTAGCCAGAAACGATTTTAGCGATTGTTATTACTACGGCTATGTTGACACGCTTACTATAGGAGATATAGCTAGAGAAAGTGGTTTTGATAGTAAAAAACTTAGAGAAATAGCAAAGGTTTATTCAAATAAAAATAAAAGCAATTTGAATTCGGGTAATTGCGAAATAGATAAACTATACGGTTTTGAAATAGATGTTCTTAGATTTGCTTTCAAAACAAGTAAAGAAGATATTTATAAGAATAATAAAAGAAACGGTAAAACGGTTAAAGTAACCAAAAAAAATGATGATTATAATCCACCTGAAAGAAGCGACTACGGTAGGCTGTCTTCTGTTAAAGACACTTGGATGGAAGGTAGTTCTGTAATTGGAACGGATTACATATACGATTACAAAGAGAGTGAGAACGTAATTCGTGACGAACAAAACAAAGCCGTATCACCTTTTGTGATTAGAACAACAGATATTTACCAAAACAGACTTCATTCATTCTTAGACGATATCAAGCCGTTAGCGGATGAACTTCAAAATATACACATAAAGATACAACATTTAAGATCCGAATTAAAACCAGACCTTATTGAAATTGATGAAGATGTACTAGCGGAAGTTGATGAAAAAGGAAACAAGGTTGGTTTCTATAAAGAGGCTCTTAATATATTAAACGTAAAGGGTATTATTATTAAGAAGCGTATTGACATGGGAGAGATGGGAATTAAAGAAGGCCATTCTGCTAGATCAATAGCTACGCAGCAAGGTGGCGCAATTGCAGCTTTATTAAATCTGTATGCTCACTACTATAATCAAATTAGAGATGTAACGGGAATAAATCCCGCAGCCGATGGTTCGTTAGCTAGTGATGCTCTTTTGGGGGTTAGCGAAATGGCTAGATTGTCAGCAAATACCGCAACCGCTCACATTGTTGATGCCGCTATCGATTTCAATAAGAGAGTTGCCGAGGTTATTTCAAGTAGAGTTCACTCAATTTTTAGAAACAAAAATGCAACACACCTACAAAAGCAACTTGAAAGAGCTGTTGGAAGAAAGAATGTGGCAGGGATTG